AATGCGCTGACGTTGTGGGGAGTATTCTTTGATGACAAGTCAAACAACTTTAAGATAATCTTACTTAATGCGATAAAGCAACGGCTGGAGTTTCCAGAGTTAAAGGAGATGGTGCTGGAGCAGTATAAAGAATGGAAGCCAGACTCCTTTATAGTAGAGAAGAAGTCCAACGGCGCGGCGTTGTATCAGGAGATGCGGCGGATGGGTATACCCATCGGTGAGTACACACCGGGAAAAGGACAGGATAAAGTCTCGCGGGTCAACGCAGTATCTGACCTGTTTCGTTCCGGTATTGTATATGCACCTGATCGCAGATGGGCGTGGGAGGTGGTGGAGGAGTGCAACGACTTCCCCAGCGGTACCCATGATGACTTAGTTGATAGCACTACGTTAGCACTGATGCGTTTCAGGCAGGGCGGGTTTATCCGGTTACCGAGTGATGAGCCGGAACCTATAAGGCAGTTTAAATCGCGGCGCGGGATGGCGTACTACTAAGGAAAAAACATGGCTACAAACATGGATAAAGCACTGTATCAAGCTCCCGTAGGAATGATGGAGTCTCAAGAGCCAGATATTGAGATTGAGATTGAAGACCCTGAGTCCGTGAAGATTGGGATTGGCGGGATGGAGATTGAGATAGAGCCGGGTGGTGAGTTTGATTGCAACTTAGCTGAAGAGATGGACGAGGGCCAGCTTTCGACCTTAGCAGGGGAACTGCTGGAAGACTATGAAAACGATATCACCTCTCGTAAAGAGTGGCTTACCACTTACGTAGACGGGTTGAAACTCCTTGGTTTGAAGTACGAAGAGCGTAGTGAACCTTGGCAGGGAGCTTGTGGAGTTACGCACCCTCTGTTAATGGAGAGCGCAGTTAAGTTTCAGTCCGAGACGATTATGGAGACATTCCCGGCTGCTGGGCCGGTGAAGACTGTAATTCTTGGTAAAGAGACTATTGAGAAGAACGAGGCTTCAGTTCGCGTTGCTGCTGACATGAACTATGAATTGACTGAGGTCATGCGGGAATACAGACCTGAACATGAACGTCTTTTGTTGAGTCTGTGTTTGTCAGGTAACGCCTTCAAGAAGATTTACTTTGACCCGTCGATGGATCGGCAGACTGCGGTTTACATTCCTGCGGAAGACATCATTGTTTCTTATGGCACATCGAATCTGGAAAGCGCAGAGCGCGTAACACACCGGATGCGGAAGACCAAGAACGAGTTACGCCGGTTGCAGGTTGCTGGGTTTTACCGTGATGTTGATCTTGGTGACCCTATTGTAATAATGGACGAGGTGGAGAAACAGAAAGCAAAAGATCAAGGCTTTGCAGCGACAGTTGATAATCGGTTTCAATTGTTAGAAATGCATGTTGACCTTGATCTGGATGGCTATGCTGATGAAGACGAGGACGGGGGAGCTACAGGTATAGCCCTGCCTTATGTAGTAACAATGGAGAAAGGCACTAACACGATACTGGCTGTACGGCGTAATTGGCTTGAGGATGACAAACTTAAAGCTCGTCGCCAGCACTTTGTGCATTACGGATACATCCCCGGATTTGGGTTTTATTACTTCGGGCTGATACATCTGATCGGCGGACATGCGCGAGCAGCCACCTCCCTTATTCGTCAGCTAGTAGATGCTGGCACATTGAGTAACCTTCCCGGCGGGTTAAAGGCGCGTGGGCTTCGCATCAAAGGAGATGACACCCCCATCTCCCCCGGCGAATTCCGTGATGTCGATCTGCCGAGTGGCGCGATTAGGGACAACATTCTGCCCCTGCCATACAAGGAGCCTAGCCAAGTCTTGGCTGCGCTGATGGATAAGATCGTTGCGGACGGACAGAGGTTCGCGGCTACAGGTGATTTGAAAGTAAGTGATATGTCGGCACAGTCCCCGGTTGGGACTACATTGGCAATATTGGAGCGGATGTTGAAGGTGATGAGCGCTGTACAGGCGCGGATTCACTATTCGATGAAGCAGGAGTTTAAGTTGCTTGCGGGAATTATCCGTGACAACACTCCAGAAGAATACGACTACGAGCCGGAAGTTGGTAGCAAGAAAGCTAAGAAAGCCGACTACGACATGGTGGATATCATCCCTGTGTCCGATCCTAACGCTTCAACGATGAGTCAACGTGTGGTTCAGTTCCAAGCAGTGCTTCAGTTGTCTGCTGGCGCTCCACAGATATATGACTTGCCCTATCTTCACCGGCAGATGATTCAGACGCTGGGCGTGAAGAACGCAGAGAAGATTGTTCCCGACAAGACGGACATGAAGCCGGTTGACCCCGTTTCTGAAAACATGAATTTGATGAATGGCAAACCTGTTAAAGCGTTCCTCTTGCAAGATCATGAAGCCCACTTGGGTGTTCACATGGCTGCAATGAAAGACCCAAAGATTATGCAGATTATGGGACAGAACCCACAAGCACAGGCTATTCAGGCTGCGGCTATGGCACATATTATGGAGCATGTGGCGTTCCAGTACCGCAAAGAAATTGAGAAACAACTTGGAGCCGCACTTCCCCCAATGCAGGAAGAAGGCATGGAAGCAGAAGATCGCACGTTGCCGCCTGAGATTGAGGTGCAGTTGTCGCAGCTTGCGGCACAAGCAGCAGCAAAACTCTTGCAGAAGAACAGTGCAGAAGCGCAACAGCAACAGGCACAACAACAAGCACAAGACCCGTTGGTGCAGATGCAACAGAAAGAACTTCAGATTAAAGAGTCTGATGTCCAGCGTAAAGCGGCGAAAGATCAAGCTGATAACTCGTTTAAACAGCAAGAGCTTCAGCTTAGAGGGACTGAGATTCAAGGGCGTCAGCAGATAGATGCGGCGAAGCTGATGGCTGATTCTCAGAAGCACCAGACATCCCTAACTCACCAGCAAAGCATGGCGCAGGATCGGACTGGCGCTGATATGGCGAGGCACTCTAAAGATAAGGTTCTTGACTACACGAAGCATCGTGAACAACTAGAACAACAGCGGCAGCAGCGAATGGAAGAAGCGCAAAGAGAATCTCTTATGCAAGCGCAGCAGAAAGCAAAGGAGCCAATTGAATGAGTTTCTCAACGCCATTTGATTACATCAAAACAAAGATTGATGAGCGGCGCACGGAAATAGAACAGCACTTGGGGCGCGGTGCTGCGAAAGATTACATCGAGTATCAAAAACTTTGCGGAGTCATTCAGGGTCTGGATTTTGCAAAGGAATTAGCCCAAGACCTGCAAAAGAGAATGGAGAAAGATGACGATGACTGAGATACCGCAAGAAGAAGTTAAAGCAAAGCAGCTTCCAATACCTTCTGGCTTTCATATCCTCTGTGCTGTTCCAAAAATCAATGGTGAGTATGAAAGTGGCATTATTAAAGCTGACATCACTAAAACTTATGAGGAACGGTTAACCACGGTGTTGGTTGTCATAGCACTCGGCCCTGATTGTTATAAGGATGTGGCTCGGTTTCCAACTGGCGGCTGGTGTAAAAAAGGTGATTTTGTTTTGGTACGACCCAATACCGGGTCACGGCTGAAAATCCACGGCACAGAATGGAGAATAATCAACGACGACAATGTCGAGGGTGTTGTTCAAGACCCCCGTGGCATAGCTCGCGCATAGGAGAATCAAATGGCTGAAGAAGCATATAAGTTCCCTGACGAAGCAGAAGACTCCACTGTAGAGGTGGAGGTAACGCCAGAGGTTGAGGTTGAGGTCGTAGACGATACGCCAGCAGCAGACCGTAACCGGGAGCCACTGCCACAAGCAATGGTGGATGAGCTAGAGAAGGATGATCTGGCTGAGTATTCCACTAAGGTGAAACAGCGTCTGGGTCAGATGAAGAAGGTCTGGCATGACGAGCGCAGGGCAAAAGAATCAGCCACGCGTGAGCGGGAAGAAGCCGTTACTGTAGCCCAGCGATACATTGCTGAGAACAACGCGCTTAAACAAAGGCTGGGCGCTGGCGAGAAAATGCTTATAGGTGCGGTTACTAAGACCGCCACAGATGAGCTTTCTGCGTCCAAACAGAAGCTAAAAGAGGCTTATGAAGCTGGTGATGCTGACGCAATTGCGGACGCACAAGAGGCGATGACGGACGCAAAATTCAAGCTCCGTGATTACCAGAATTATAAACCCACTTTACAAACCCAAGAAACTGGGGTAGAACGCAATCAACAGGCACAAGCACCACAGCAAGTCGTTGATCCCAAGGCAGAAACTTGGCGTCAAAAGAATACTTGGTTTGGTGTTGATGAGGAGATGACAGCCCTCGCACTGGGTCTGCATGAAAAACTTGTCAAGGAAGGTGTTGATACGACTAGCGATGCGTATTACAACCGACTGAACAGTACGATAAGAAAGCGATTCCCTGAATACTATGAAGGGGATCAAACGGAATCGACGGGCAGGCCCGCGAACCGCAAAGCAGCCAATGTAGTTGCTCCAGCCACGCGTAGCACCGCGCCAAACAGAGTGCGACTTACACAGACGCAGATGGGTCTAGCGAAGAAATTCGGTCTTACCCCTGAAGCCTATGCGCGTGAAGTAATCAAATTGGAGAACACAAATGGTTGATGCTAATAATCGTATTGGGCGTGAACAAGAAGATCGTGCGGCAACTCAACGCGCAAAGCGTTGGGAACAACCAACTGGACTACCTACTCCTCAACCGGAAGAAGGGTATGCGTTCAGGTGGGTACGGACAGCTTTGCTGGGTCAATTTGACCCGACGAATACGTCTGCAAAATTCCGTGAAGGTTGGGAGCCTGTAAAAGCGGAGTCGCAACCGCACATGCATGTTTTCTCTGACCCTAACAGCAAGTTTAAAGGCAATATCGAGATTGGTGGGCTTTTACTGTGCA